GCGGGCTGCCGGCCGCTCTGTGCAGAAAGAGACTGCGGGGTATAATCCCGATACTCGGTCAGAGTCAGATCGTAGTAAAAATCGCCGGTCTCCCCTCCGCGCTCCTCGGTGTTGAACTGGGTGATCAGCACTTCAAAGCCGGTGTCGCCAGTCATGAATGGCTCCCCGTTCTCATAGTACCGCACAGGGGTGTAGATGATGGGCGTCTTGTCGTTCATGGCGCTCTCAAAGAACTGGATGTAATACTCAGGCGGGTGGAAGGCGCCCCATTGATTGCTTCCAGAGAACTCCCGCCCGGGGAAAAAGGAGGAAATGGTTACCTCCCGCAGCTTGGGTATGCGGGGGATCATGATGGGGCCGATGCCCAGCACGTTGTATTCGCTGTTGTCGTTGTCCCGGGCCACGGGCAACTTTTCCGGGTTCACCGGCAGGCGGATGACCGTACCGTCCCGCGTGAAAAACAATCCGAAGTTATTGACGGACATACCGGCCTCCTCTTTTCTTATCCGCTTGCGGGCCGCGCCGTGCTGCGCGTGGAGCCGGAGGCGGTCTGCTCGATCAGAATGTCCCGGATGGCATTGGCGAGGCTCTGGCGGTCGGCGGCGGTCCGCCCGGTGTTGGCTCCGTTGACCGTGATCACCGGAGTCTGCGCCGTCAGGTTGACGTTGTTCACATACCGCCGCTCCGCCACATCCACCAGGGATTTGATGTCCTCGTCGCTCATCTTGACCGACTTCTCGATGCCCTTCACGCTCTTCCCAATGCCGCCAAGTTGGCCGGACAGCTCGTCGTACGGCGTGCTTGATGGAAGCGCCTGATTTTCCTGACCAGTAGCCTGAGCCGCTCTTTTCACCTGAATTTCGGCCTGTCTGGCGGCATGGTTGGCATCGCGGTCGGCCCACATTTGGGCCAGCTTATCGGCCCTATCCTGGGTTCTCTGTTCCACCTCCTGGCGGGCCTCCTCCAAAGCTGCGTTGCGGTTAGCCTTTGCCGCCTCATTCTCCGCAGAGGCTGTAGCGGCGAAGGTGGTCTTTTGAATAGCCTCGATGGATACGCCTGGAATCAGGTTCAGCTTGTCTATAAACCAGTTGATAATGTCGATGGCTCCGTTCACCATTCCTTGAAGTACTGTGAGAACACCCACCTTCATGTCACCTAAAAAATTTTGAATGCTTACGGCCACTGTCTGGATTTTGAGTCCCATCTGGTCAAACAAATCCATGACGAAGTATACGCCTGTGAAAAAACCAGCCTTTACGGTATCCCAGGCATAGAGCACTGAATCTACCACAGTAAGCCACGCAATCTCTAATCCTCCCATAGACTGAACCCATTGATAAATCGCCGCAACTACCAGGCCAATAATAAGTACGATGTAAGTAAGGGGGTTGGTGAGCAATGTGGTAAAAAAAGCCTTTGCTGCACCATTCGCAATCCAGGTGGCAGCCGCCTGAATCCCAAGACCGGCCGCAAAGGCGACTGCACCGGCGGCCAGGCCGGCCAAAATCGGAGCGAGCTCTTCCAAGTGGTTTGCCAACCAGGAGATTGCATCCAGCACCGGGTCAAGGGCTTGAATGGCGACGTTCTGGAACATCGTCCACACCTGCGCCCAGGTCATGGGCATCTGCTCAAACTGGGCGTTGGTCTCCTCCGCCGCCCCAAGCATAGCGTTCTTGACCACCTCCGCGGTGACCTTTCCCTCGCTGGCCAGCTCCCGCATCTCCCCGGTGGTGACGCCCATATACTCCGCGATGGTCTGGGCAATCATGGGGGTCTGCTCCAGCACCGAATTGAGCTCCTCGCCCCGCAGGGTGCCGGAGGCCAGGCCCTGGGTAAGCTGCACCAGCGCGGCCTGGGCAGACGCACCGGAGGCCCCGGAGATAGCCATCTGCTTTTGAATCTGCTCGGCGAAAGCCACCAGCTCGTCCGTTCCTGTAAATGCGTTCCCGGCTACCGTGCCGAGCTGGGAAACAAAGTCCGCCATATCGGCGTAGGCTCCACGGCTGCGCATGGCCGCCTGATAAATCTCTTCCTGGGCTGCGGCCGCCGCCTCGGCGCTGCCGGTCATGAGCCGCAACCGGGCGTTGATGCTGGTGAGCTGATCGGAGGTGTTTACCAGCCATTTCACGGTCTGGATACCAGCAAATGCGCCGACCAGATTGCGGATACTGCGCGTCATAGAATCAGTCGCGGAAGCTGTTGCCCTCTGTTGCTGCTCTTGAAGCCGGAGCGCAGCAGATTCCGCCCTTGCACTCGCGGCGGCCGCGTTCATGGCTGCCGTTTGCGCTCTAGCGGCGGCCTGTACACGACGAGAAGCATCCTGCATCTCTTTTGTCGTTGTGTTCGCCTGCTGCATCTTCTGGATGTACTTAGAAATTGTACCTGAAAACTGGTCTACCAGCGTCAGGGTCTCTCGAATTGCGGCCATGCTCTCACCTCCGATTCGCCCGGTCTTGGTCTTCCTTCTGGTCTCTCATGCTTTTCAGGGCGAACTCGGTCACCAGCCGTTTCTCCCTGGACGGGAGGGCGTCATACCGGGACGGGGCCCAGCCGAGGTTCACGAAGCAGTAATATGCCACCAGCATCTCCGTGTCCCAGCCGGCCCCGTCCATCAGTTTTTTACCTCATCCTCCTGCTCCGCAAAGCCGGACAGCTTCGTAATCTCCTTGACCAGCCGGGCATACTCGCCGGACAGCAGCAATTTACCGGGCACCAGCAGCGGGTCCAGGACGCCGCACCCGTCGCACAGCTCCTTGCTGGAAAAGTCGGGTTCCACCGTGGCGGCCACCACCATGCGGCGGGTGAAATCCACACTGTCCAACTGCTCGATTGTCTGTCCGCCCTCCTTCCGGCGGCGGGTGGCCTGCCGGGTGATGGCGTCGTTCTCCTCCTGGGTCAGCGCCCGGATCTTGAAGGGCACGGGCTGGCCACTTTCGTCCTGAAAGCGGTTGGAGATGACAACCTCCTTCTCCTCCGAGGTAGTGACGGGATGCAGAAATGCGGAAAGCTTACTCATATCGGTTCCTCCTTAATTACCCAGTTGGGCCGGATCGTTGAACGCCTGGAGCCGTGCCACGCGGGTGTAGGCGAAGTTGAAGTCATAGTTCAGCATGGTC